TTTTTCAGTTAAATGAGGTTCAATAGATGCTGCAATTTTTTGACACTCTAAAGATTTCTCTTCATTTGGTGCGGTAATAGCAAGAACCAAAGCATGAAGATATGCGTGTTCGTGATCGGTAATTTTCATTTAACTACTCCTAGTTAAATCAAGATTATAATTATCAAGATCATCGTGATCTTTATCTAAAACCCAACCGCAATCCTCCATTAATTCATCATCATTTAATTCGTAATATATAGAGGAAATTCCATCATCTCCCATATATTTTAAAATTTCACATCTATGTAAAATCTTTTCTCTAGTTTTAATGTCCATTTAGTTGCTCCTTAATTTTTTTTTCAATAGATTTAAAAATTTTAAGACCTTCATCTGTAAGATTTTCTTGGTCAATTTGATACCAAGCATCATTAAGAATATGTCCTAAAAATTTAGTTTCTTCATCAGTAAGAATAAGCTCGTTCATAATTAACCTCTAATAACGGGAGCTAATTCTTCTTTACATTTTTTGGAATTTGCAATCCATAATGCACCTCCATCATTACCTTCATCATCTTGTTGTGGAATCAATGCAGTTCCATCACTTAATTCAATAATGATTGGTGAGCTATACCAATAATTACCCTCGGTTTCTTCTTTAGTCATATATCTGACAGATTTGATAGTTAATCCAACTAAAGGATTAAAACGTTTAGCCCAATCCGCTTTCTCTTTATAAAGTGGATCGTTTTCTAAAATGATTGTTTTTGTTTTTGATTGTGCCATAGCGATTTTATGAGAAAAATTTTATTGTTTTATGAGACAGATTCTTCAAAAGAACTAAACTGTTCATCTTCCCATTGAGGTTCGGGAAAATTTGATAAATCTGGTGCGAGCTTTAATAACTCGCGGAGCTCTTTACTTAGTCTTGATAATGCACTTGGGTCATTATCCATTTCAGCTTTGAGCATACTTTGAAAAAGAAGATTCATTGATGCTTCAATCATTTTTCTTTTTTCATTATTGCAAGGTTTAACCCTTTTATCTTTGGAACGATCAGTCATTGCTCTGACTGTATCTCGATGTGCTTGTTGCCTTGAAACATTAAATGTACTTTGGGCATAAGCTCGAACTCCTTTCGGAGAAATTCCTAAATCTAAAAGACGTTTCAACCTTTCAAGATCTTGTGATCTTATATCATTGGAACGTCTTGAATTGACCATAGGCACTAGACATTTACTACATTAATATACTAGCATATAAATACAAAAATATTCAATATGATGAGTAGAATTAAAGACTATTTATTAAAACAACAAAACAATCAAGATCAACCTAATCCCAAAGAAATAAAATTATCTTTTAACGATCAATGGTTTTTACTAACGACATTCACAAGATTTATTAAACATTCAAAATATTCTCCTCAATATAAAGCTAGACTTCAAAAAATTTTAGATATTCTTATAATATCTTCAATTAAAGGTTACTCTATAAAATTTAAGAAACTCATTGCCACAACTAACAAATAACTGCTATAATAAAGGAGTAGTTTATTTTATTCGCTATGCCTATTTTGGAAATTACTGATTTAAACGGAAATTCTCACTCCGTTGATCTTTCTAAAACTTCTATCAATTCTATTGATGACGTAAAAGCTGAATTCAAAAAATTTAATGAAAAAAAGAAAGCTAACAAAGGAGGTAAAAAATAATGTCAGCTTATTTATGTTCGGACGATACTCTCAACGCACTATCTACTTTCTACTTTTTGAAAAGTGGTAGAACTGATGATGAAAGAGAATCTAATATCCTTAGAGCTATTAGATTAACTAACAAAAAGTCTTGGTACGATCAATACAAAAACGATCCAAAAATTGATTCTTACGATTTTAGATGTGAACTGTATTCTAAATTTGATAAGTTTTGTGATGATCTTTTTGAAATTATTTTTAAAGCTTCTGATAAGGATATATATAAAACTATTTTCAATATCTTATTAAGAGAAAATCAAAATTCTCTTATGGCTAGATATAACGACAAAGAATTTTCCGAAAGACCTTCTTATATTTATAGAATGTCTAATGTTGTGAATTATTGGGACGATCACAAGCAATTAGGTTATCTTGTTGGAATTATCAACAATTACAATTATCAATCTTGTGAACACGAAAACTATCAAGATTCTTTGGGTTATGCAATCTTAGATCAAATCAAAGAACTCCTATTAAGAGAATTACAACTTGGTGAAATTTGGGATTTTAACGAGTCTAAATTTATCCAAGAAAATAAGTTATTTCAACCTATTTCTTAATTTCTTTTCACATAACACTACTTACGAGGTATTATTTATTTAATACCTCTTTTTTATTGGCAATGGTCTCAAAAAATAGTATGGAGTCAATTAAAAATATTTACGGAAAACGTAATCCAAAAAGTCATATTGAAAAACGTTGTCAAAGACTTTATACAAAACAATTAGACGGATTATCTACAAGACAGTTAGTTTTACAGCACGCACAAAGAGAAAGTATCTCCGAAAAAACAGCATGGAGCGATTGGAAAACTGTAACCGAATGGAACTCGCAAGATTTAGAACGAGATCGAGTCGATATACTTTCTCGTTTGCATAGTATGAGACAAAGATTGTTTAATGCAGCTTTGAAAAAAGGACAATTGCAGACTGCACATATGATTTTAGACTCTTTGGGTCGAGCAAACGGAGAGACTCAAGAAGCGGTAAATGTGAATATGCCACCGAGCTTGAACATCCAAATCGAGAGCAAGGAGTAGCTGGCCGCCACCTGGCGGCATGTATCGTTTGATACAGTATATGGTGATATACTTCAATGTAACAATTGATACGTTGACAAATGAGGTGATGCGTGGAGATTTACCATTCAATTTTTGCATTCAATTTTTTGCATTCAGTTTATATGTCTTAATTTTTCATTCAGTTTTTACTGCCCTGGTCTCCCCTGGTAAAAATTCATTCAGTTTTTGTAGCTTGTCCTGGTGTTTACCTGGTAATGTCCTGGTCTCTCCCTGGTGACTTACCCTGGTCTTACCAAGTTAGCAGCCAGGTAAAAAATTCATTCAGTTTTTTGCTGATTTCACGGGTATAAATGCATTCAGTCTTTGGAACGTCAGCCTTACAAGCGATTCTGAAGGGAGTAAATCGCTAAAAATTCATTCAATTTCCAGCTTGCTCAAGTGATTCCAGGTTTTATTAGGTGCCAGGTCTCCCAGGTGTCCAGGTGATTCCAGGCATTCATCTTCCAGGGTGTTACCAGGTGTTAGTTACCAGGGCAGTTGAAAAAAAAGGAGATCCGAAGATCTCCACTTGTTACCATCCGCAATCTTCGGGATAGTCTCCTAAAGCACCTTCAACAGAATCTACTCGATCTTGTCTCCAAGTCGAAGCAACAAGTCTTGTTTCATCATCAAGTGGTGCGGTTTCCGTCCAAGTCTTGTAATATCCCACGGTGTTTCCGTTAAGATCTCTTAAAGGTTGACATAACTCAGTAAATTTGAGATCGTTTTCGATTTTTGTTGCAAGCTCTTTTAAGATTCTTGCGACTTCGTAACCTTCACTTGGTTGAAAAGCAACGTTTTCTGTTTTGATTGTTAGTTGTAACATAGCGATTAAAAATAAAAGGGGAAGTTACTCCCCTAGTTCTCTGATTTTGTCATCAAGCTCTTTGATATTGAGCTTGTCATCAAAAAGACTTATATGGTCTCCCGTGAGTGGTTCGCCTCGCAAATTTTTTGCTTTGCGATACTCTCGGAAGTTTTTACAAGTCCTAGCAAGTTGATAGCTCTCATAGTCGTTATCCAACCAAAGAGCTACGTTCCAAGTTTCGTAGTTAGTCCAACCGTTGTAACTCATAGTCTTAAATACTCGTAGTTGTTCACGTTGTTGAAACGTTGATATTTCTGTGGTGCGTCTCCCCATGATGCAAGAAGCATCATGAGAAGAATGATAAATCCTAGATAGAATTTCATAGCGATTAGGGTTGATAAAGGTCTAATAATAAAAGCTCATAGGCTTTTTGATCTAGGTTAGAGATCAGAGGATCTAATCGAATTAGAACCTCTTTTATCTCTTCTAACCTTGTGACTTTGTGAGAGTCGAAAATTTGGTTAGTGTCCAATGGAATCCTCGTATGCTTCGGCTTCGAGAGCTTCGGCATGATCTCGCGATTCTTCTTGCAAGATCTCGTCTAACTCCTCCATTGCTTCGGTGTCGTTGGTGTCGATACCTCTAGCTTTAGCTTCGTCCTGGACGTGGTGCTCCCACTCCGAGAAACAAATCGTTGGCTCGTTGTTTACGATGTCTCCGAGTTGTGAAGAGGTCATTTGTTGACCTCCTCTTTTTTCTCTAGTAGTTCAAGAAGAACTTTTGAAGTCTCTTTGAGCTCCTTTGTATTCTCCTTACCGTACCACTTGATGAAGTCTCGGATCTCTTCAAAGATCATTGACTCACCTTGTTTGGAATCATTGAAGCGAATTGTAACTGTGTCACCATCTGCGAGATTGAATCCAATGTCAAAGCGAGAAAATCGGATGCTTTGAACACTGTCAAAGTCATAGCGGACTTTTGGTTTAGCCATAGCGAAAAAAGTGATAAATTTTCTAGTTTCTGAAGGAGGATTTCTTCCCTCCTTACTCTTATATTATAGCAGATAACTCTTATAATACAAGAGTAAAATAAACTATTCTATGTATCATATGTTACTAGGGGGAGTGTTGTAAAATATTTTTTATTTTTGCCAGGGGCATAGAACCTGCTGATACAACACGGAATAAGTTGCTGTTATAGTAAGAGAGGGTATTATTTTTGTATGGCAGTAGCAGAACCGTTAAGTTTAAGGTGGGCACAGGGGGAGGTGTTCAGTAATAAGAGTAGGTTTAGGGTATTGGTAGCTGGAAGAAGGTTTGGTAAAAGCTATTTAAGCTGTGTTGAGTTATTAAAAGGTGCTATTGCGAAGCCTGGAGAAACATATTTTTACTGTGCACCTACATATCGCATGGCAAAGGACATTGCATGGAAGACTTTAAAGAAGTTAGTGCCAAAGCAGTGGATCAAATCAAAGAATGAGACAGATTTAAAAATTGAGTTAGTAAATGAATCAACGATTGAGTTGAAAGGAACAGAGAATGCGATGGCATTAAGAGGAAGAAGTCTTTCGGGAGTTGTCTTGGACGAAGCAGCATTTATGGATAAGGAAGTATGGTCAGAAGTTATAAGACCTGCGTTAGCAGATAAGCAGGGGTGGGCATTATTCATTTCTACTCCTGATGGAACGGCAAGTTGGTTTTATGATTTATGGTGTTATGTGCCAGAAGATGAGAGTGGAGATTGGACTAGATGGAGTTTTACTACAGTGGAGGGGGGTAATGTTCCGAAAGATGAAGTGGAAGCAGCGCGTGGTCAATTAGATGAACGCACGTTCAGACAAGAATTTGAAGCTAGTTTTGAAAACCTTACGGGTTTGGTAGCTGTAAGCTTTTCGGACGAAAATATTAGTGATGAAGCGAAGGATCTACATATGTTGCCTTTATATATGGGTGTAGATTTTAACGTAGACCCTTTATGTGGGGTATGTGCGGTAAAACATAATGAAAATTTGTATGTTTTTGATGAGATTATATTGAGGGGAGGAGCTACGACATGGGATTTTGCAGAAGAAGTTGTAAATAGATATGGAGTAGATAGAAGAGTTATTACATGTCCTGACCCTACAGGAGGCGCACGAAAAACCAGTGGAGTAGGTTTAACGGATCATACAATTTTAAGGAGGAGTGGATTTACGGTATCGAGCCCGCGTGCACCGTGGAAGATAAGAGATAAAATTACTGCTGTGAATACAGCTTTATATGATGCTGCTGGTGAAAGGAGAACGATTATCCATCCTCGATGTAAAGAATTAATAAAAGCACTTCGTACGTTAACTTATGCACC